TCTGTGTGAAACCTTCTTCTCTTCTTTCCTGTCCTAATCCACCTCTAAAATCCCCACTACCTACAACAGGGTCAGGAAGTTTTATTTCAGGTATATCTAATTTATAAAGTTCTGCTGCTGCTGCACCAAATCCTGTCTTCCAATATTTAGAATCAAAACTTTGGTCTTCTATTCCATAAACATCACTTGTATATACACTCCAGTTTTCATATCCTTTATTACTGTTAGCTACTATAACTGCAGCTATTGCAGAGTTCATAGGGTCTTTAAGTAGTGCAGGCATATCTCCAGGCTTTACATTATCAAATATATCTGTGTATTTATTATTAACAAGTGTTGTGTCTCCTGATGCTGACCTATCTGTATACCAAAATTTATTTATTTGAAATGGTCCAAATGATATTTCTCTATTTCCTTCGTCATCTACTAATGTAGATTGACCACTTCCTATTCTATCGCCTTGTTCATTTTCTCCATATGCTATTGCTACAAGAGTTGCTAAATCAGAAAAGTTTTTAGAAGGGTCTTTTTCTAATGGCATGCCTGCATCTTTTAAAGTAGTTGCAGCAGTTATTAACATTGCAGCTAGTTCTAATGGTGTCATTATGCTCTCCTTCCTAGGTTTCTTAGATTACGTGATGCCTGTGCAAAGTTTGCTGTAGCTGAATCAAATGCAGATTGTCTTGTTTGAAAATCTTTTTCTTCTCCGTATATTTGGTCAACAGCTCTAGCTAACCTACCACCAAATAATGTACTAAATCTTTCGTTAACACCTGTTAATGCGAATGGGTCAGCAGGTGTAGATGATGGTCCAAGCTCTTGACTTGTTGTAACTTGAAAAGAATTAATTTTATTTCTTACTAAAGTATCTAGCATTTCATCATCAGCAAATGGATACTGTTGTTTAAGTTCTTGTTTATATCCATCCACACTTCCATACTTATCTAGCCAACCATCATATCCAAGTTGTTGTACTTGTGCATCAATATCTTCTCTAATATTTTTTACAATCATTCCATCTAAATCTCGTTTAGTAACTTCTAACAATGAATTAACAACACCTGCTAAAGATTGTGCTTGTGTAAAGCTAATCTTGTCTGCTCCACCAAAATAATTTCTAACTGCATTCATAGCTATGTATCCTGCAGATTCTGTATCATATTTAGGAACATCAACACTGTAGTTATTAAGTAATCTATTTTCTAAATCTGTTACATCATTGTCTAACTCACCAAAGAAAAAATCTCTTATTTCTCTTTTCTTATCATCAGTAAATGCAAATTGACTTTTATATTGTCTTACAGCATCTCCTTGATAAAGAACTTGTCCAGTTGCAGGGTCTATAATTTGTTCTACTATTTGTTCATTACCTTGCATATCTTCCATTACACCAGTAGTAGTTGATAATGTAAGTAACGCACCTTCTATAGCAAAGCCATCATCAAAATATGGAACTCTACCTTCTAAGTTGTGTGTAGACATAGCTGCTGCTATAGCTGCTGTAGTTTGTTCGTCAATACTTCCTGATTCAAAACCACCCACTAAGTACCCTGCTTGAACTAACTTGCTTTGTAAGTTCCTTACATAATCCTCACTTAACATGTCGTCCATAAACAGGGTTGTAATTAGTGGTGTAATGTATACAGGATTATCACCATATCCCTCACCTGCACCTTTATATCCTAAAGGCGTTCCCAAAGTTCCTTCAAATCCTAAAAACTGTGTTACACCTTGTGTGCCTAATCTAAGCTGTATAGCATCATCAGGTGTCATTGGAGGTATTGGGTCGTTAATACCTGCACCAGGAAATATATATTCTCCATCTTCATCCTTATCGTATTCTTCTAATACACCATCATTGTTTACAAAAAAACCATAAGGTGATACAAAATTAGGGTCTGTATAATATTCTTTTATAGCCTGGTCTATTTCTGCAGGAGTTAATGCTCTAGGTATTCTAGTTCCACCTTGTAATGCAGGACCTGGATTATCTATAGTTCCTCCACCTACATCACTTCCTTCTGCTACTCTTTGTTCAAATAATGTATAATCTGTTATCGGAGTTCCACTTGAATCCACAGCATTTCTTGTTTCTCCTGTGTCTGTGTTATACCATAGTGCTTTTGCGTAATCGGCAGTAGTAGATGCATTAAACTCTGATACTGCACCTGATGTCGTAAATAATACTTTAGAAATTAATTTCCACATTACTGGTCTGCCTTAAATAATTGTTGGTTATAAGTATAGCCGTATCTTATCAATTCATCCTCGTTCTCTCTCAGTATTCTTTCTAATACTGATTCATTAACAAATGTAAACAATGGATACACTTTTGACAACTCTTGTCCTTTTTTTCTTAATTGTTCTCTAGCAACAAACCAATTTGCATTTGTTGGGTCTGAACCTGGAGTACCTGTTTCTGTTGACCTAACTGTTAGAATATTGTCATAACTTTCTAACCATATGTTTAATGCTTTTATAACAGGTTCGTCTTGTAAATCAGGGTCTGCTGCCATTTCATATGTTTGTTTTAGTAATGTACCTAAATCAGTTGGACTTTCTGTTCTAGGTTTTTCACCATATCCTGGAAAGTAATCGGCTAATGTATCTTTGTAAGAAGTAATTAATATTTTACGGATAGCTTCATCAGCTACAAACATTGGACTATTAGGGTCTGTAATACCTCTTCTATATCTTTCAAGAGCCATTCTTCCTGCAGCTTGGTTTTGTAATTGTGCATACTCACCTAAATCTAAATCTGTTCTACCTGCGTATTGTCCTAAATAGTTATCATCAAATGAATTAACCCAAGATGCCATAATAAATTCATCAGTACCAATATCAGGTCTGACGTAATAAAACATATCAGGATATAACTGATACTTCTCTTCGTTCTCCATTGCGTAATCCAATGCTTCATCTGTATAAGGCAATCTTCTTATTTCTTTTGATTTAGATATTATTAATGCTGTTGGGTCTGCACCAAACAACTGTGTAAATATTTGTGTAGCTGTTTGCTCGTCTTCATACTCTCCTAGCAATCTTCCATAAACACTTTGTAATGTATTAAATCCAAATATTCTACCTTCAGGGTCTATACCTCTATCTCTTAAATCTTTAGGATTAACATATAAATCTCCACCTGGTTCTGTTTCTAGTTCCCATCTAAATGCAGGAGATACAAATGTAAACTGTGCTGCTGATTTAATTAAATGCATAACTAAAGCATCTTGTTTTACACGTTGCAATATCTTATTCATTTCATCTTGTGACCTAGGTGCTTGACCTTGTGGAATAGCACCACTAATTAGTTTTGCTCTTAATACTTCTTTTTGTGTATTTACAAATGCACGAGACCAAGATTCAGGACTTGTGCTTATAGCAGAACCTAGTTTTTGAATCCACTCAGGTAATAAATAATCTGCTGCTTGTTCTACAGCATTACCTGCAGGTTCACCAAATGGAAATATAAACTCATATAAGGCTGATGTTTCTTTCATATTAGGCATTAATGCTTTTGCTGCTACCTGTGCTACTGGACCTACTCCTGGTACTAATCCACCTGCAACTATGTTTGCTGATGATGTAAATCCAACAGCTCTAAGGTTTACTTCACTTCTTGGTGATGCTCCACCCAAATCTCTTTCCTCTACATTATTAAAAAAGTTTCTTAGTATTGGGTCAATAAGTGGAAATACAAATACTTCTTCATTGGTAAGTTCATCTGTATATACCATAGGTCTATCATCTGCAGCATCGCCACCTAAGAAATCAAAGTTAAATGGATTACCTTCTTTTAATGTATCTGTAGTTATTTGAAGTTTACGTAGTTTTCTAGGGTTTTCAGTTAACAACCTTGTCCATGTCTTAGCTATTTCTAAATGCACTTCTGCGAATGGAAATAACAAAGCATTAGCTTGTGTAAACTGTGACCTATTATTTAAACTATACAATAACTCTTCTGTCTCTGTAAGAGCTGTTGACTTTAATAAATCATCAATACTTTCTAACTGGTCTACAGATATACCTTGACCTTTTGCTTTAGGTACTAATGTATCTAAATATTTCTTAGTAGATTCAGGCATAGCTTCCATAATTTGTTTGTTCTTATATAATGCAGCTAATGTGTCAGCTTCAAATCTATCTGCCATACGTTCTAAATTACGATAATAAAACTGTTTGAATGCAGGCGCTCTTGATAGTTTGTTGGTTGGTGTTGACATAAATATATCAAATAGTTTTTCTATAATGCCGTTATAAGAATTTACATCTACATCGTTAATAAGTTTTTTAGAAACTTTAACAACGTCAGGTCCATTTTCTGCATAATCGCCAAGTATTTTTACTGCTGCATCAAATTGTGCATCACTATTCAAACCGTTAAGTGGCATAGAAAAACTTCTAGTCTTAGTATTTATTTTTAGATTTTTATCTGCTATCCACTTTATATAATCTAGTGTTTTGTCACCATCAATTAATTCATAAACCATACGTACAGGTAAATCACCATCTTTTGCTCCTGCATTTTTATATACAATACCTTTGTTAATTTCAACTATGTATCCTTTTTCTAATGCTTCTTCAAAAGATATAGTTGACAGATTAGGAATAGAGTTTCTATCTAGTTTAGGATTTTCTACATACTTTCTAAATCCTCCACCACCACCTACTTTGTCATATAACCTAGCTGCATAAGATTGTAAAAATTCTAAAGTTCTTTCTTTGTCTCCTCTAATAAGATTTCTACCAGTATTGGTTATTGCATCACCACTATTAGTCCAATCTAAAAATGTTCTTTTAGCAACTTGTGCAGGTTCTGTTTTACTTAATACAGCTAATCTTTCTGCAGGAAAGTTGTCAGTAAGGTAATCAGCTAATTCATCTAGGTTAGCAAACGGTGTACGTTGTCTCTGACCTTGGTCAACAAGTATGTTAGCAACTATCACCATTAAATCATCGTCAGCCATTTGTGCTAGTTCAGTCAACCAACCTTTAGAAAACTGTCTTCTACTTGCTGTACTATTAGTTACAGAATCTTTTCTAATAGTTTTAAAGAATCTATCTACTGATGCAGCTTTACGCATCATTATTCCATTTGAACCACGAGACATTGCTTGTTTAAATAACAACTCTTCATTCATTTGTCTACCTACAATATCAATATCACCTTTTCTAAGTTTGGATGCAAACTTACCACCAAGATTTGTGTTAAAAGGAAAATCTAATACTTCCAATGATTTTTGAATTGCTTTACCTAATCCTTTGTCAGGTTTTAAAACATATGCCATATGAGATACAGGATGTGACCACATGTTTGTTAAATCTGCAGCAAACATTCTAAGTTGTTCTTCCATGATAACTCTTGTAGTCCAAGCTATTCTTAAAAGAGTAAATGGTTTCCATGCTTGTTGCATAACATTATTAGCCCATCTGATGTATGCTTTGTTTACTAATTGAACACCTTCATTTGTAGCTCTTGTAGAATAAAACATCTTAGCAAGATTTTTAGTCATAACATTAGAAGATATGTTACCTACATTTAATGCTGTCTCTATTTGTTTTGGTGTTGTAAGTTGACTAATTATTTCAAATGATTCATCATCAATTAACTCTGCAATAGTATCTGATGTAGTAGCATTTAGTGATTTACCTGCTAGCTTTTCATATTCAGTAATTAATTCTTTTTTAGCATTTAATTGCAATTCTTTTATATAAGATTGTTTTACTTTTTTACCTGATGGAGCTTGTACTGGAAACTCCCATTTAGATAAATAATTTTTGAATTGATTGTTAGTTTTTGCAAAAGATAGTATAGGATTTCTATCTAATGATTTACCAAGTACCTGTGGTAAGTCAATTCTTTTAAGACCTGTTAATGTACTTAAACCTGATAATTGTAGTAAAGAGTTTCTATATGTACCTAGTATTCTAAATACTTCGTTAGTATCAAACAATGGAATATTACCTACTAACATTTCTGACATTAACATTGCAGTTGGCTGTGCTAACTCTTGATTACCTAAGCTAACCATAAACTCTGCTATTTCATCTGCCTTGCCTGCTCTAGCTAATCCCTCTAGTTCTTGTAAATCTAGTTCTGTTTTAACCATATCAAATGCTGTATCTGCAGCTCTACTGGATGTTTTAGATGTAGAAAAACCTACATCAACAATATGGTCTCCAACAAGTGATACCCAATACTTTCTTGCATCGTTTATCTCACCAACAAATTTTGTAATACCACCTGCTAGGGGTCCTGGAAAACCTTGTGATGTCATAAGTTTTTGTAACTCTCCTAATACACCTGCGTTTTGTGGTGTACCATCTCCTACAAGTAATTTAAAAAATTCTTCGGTTTGTCTTAATTTAGAATATGTACCTTGTTCAGTAAATTGATTTAAAATAGCAGCATCTGTTGTTGCTAGTTTTTGATATAAATCTTTTTTAATTTGCTTTTCAAAAGGTAAAGACTTAATAAGTTTTTCCATTTCTTTTAGTCCTTGACTGTGTGATGCTGATGTTATAAATGTAGGACTTACTTGACCAAATATTCTTGATATGGCTGTATCTTTAAATGTACGTTTTGCTACTGCAGCAACTCCTAAGAAGTTACCCATATCTGATAAATCTACTTTTTTACCATCTCCTGCAATGTTACCTAATCTACCTATAACCCTACCTGCATTCCTAGATACACTACCTTTAAATGCGTAGCTATATGGGTCTAGTCTTTTAGTTATGCCACCAGTTCTTACTTCTCTAGCAATAGCCTCTGACACATTTCCTACCGTTGGATTATCTATTATTGTACCTAATGTTGCAGGACTAGCTTCAGGCATTATTTGTCTTAGGTTTTCATAATCTAACCTACCATTAGTAACACCTTCAGATATAAACTCGTATATGCCTTTACCTGCTGTTTGATGCCAGGCTTCAAAATCTGTTTTGTTTAAAGATGGTTTTATAAATTTTTGTAATCCTGCAAATCTTTTAGCTTCATCTACCTCAGTAGCAAATGCAGCTTTATAATTAGTAACCATTTCTTCTACATCTTTTTCTAGTTGCCAAGTTGTTTTAAGACCCATAACAGAATCGTCACCTTGTCGTCCAACCCATAATCTTCTACGCTTATCTCTTCTTGCTCTACGTGCTGCTTTACCAAGTGGTGTCATCCAGGATTTATTAAAAGCTATTTGTTTTGGAGACTTACCTTTAGCAATCCAAGTATGTACTAACTCATGTAATATAGTGTTATCCACTAAGTCATCCATATTGTCATATATTTTTTGTGACCAACCTGGTATATCTCCTGATAAGTAGTTAATAAAATCTATAGTTCTACTGTCTGTGCCTTTTATATATTTTAAAAATGCTTGACCCATGTCTTCATCAAAAACAACATTCTGTGCAAATCTATTAAAAAACGAATTGTATTCGTTAGGTAAAAATTCTTTTATGTCTGCAACTTTTCCACCTATCATTCTTTGTACAGTTCTATCTACAAAACTACCTGCCATTCCTGGTCTAACTCCCTCAACAAATCTACCGTCAGGAAGCTGTTTTGAGGTACGATATATCTCTACGTTATTTACATACTTGTTGTCAATACCTGTAGTTGCACCTTGTCCTATATTTCGTGACCTAAGAAATCTTTGTGCTTCAGCACTATTGTTTACTTGAGCGCCCTGTCTACCATTTGCTTTAGCTATATTGTTAAGGTCATCCATTGTGTATATCTCATCACCTTTTAAGATTGTTTCACCTACATCAACTACAGCTAGCTCGTCATACTTGCCACTGTCTTTTATAAACTCTTGTAAGCCTTCTGATAAATTAGGTCTAGGTACATCGTCTGTAACTTTTACAACTTGAAATAATCTATTGCCTTGTCCTATAAGTGTTCTAGCACCAACATTACTGCCTGCTGCAGCAGTTTCTCCAACTTTAAAGGCTTTACCTGCTTTACCTAATTTACCTACCCATGCACCTACTAAGTTTGCAGGGTCTAATCCAAGTGTGACTACACCATCTATAAGACCTGATATAAATTTAAATCTATCTGTTCCTGGTTCTGCCATTTGTACAGCAGCTACACGACCAGGGCTTATTGTTACACCTTTATATTTATTAGCTTCTAACTTAGCTCTTTGAGTTCCTGTAATGTCTAAACCTAATTGTGCTTGTATAGTTTTTTCTATAGCTGCTAATTGTCTAGGGTCTTTTATAGTTTGAGATAGTTCTTTATATATATCAGTATCTCTAGCTAGTGTTGAATTACCAAAGTACCCTCTACCTAAGTTTACTCTATTACCTTTAGCCATTTCTTGGATAGCATACCCTGCTGTTGTAGGACCTAGGTTTTTCTTAGCTGTTTCGTAATCTTGTCTGAAGTTTGCATACTTCTCTCCACCTAAAGCTAATTCCATAACTGGTTTATCTAAGCCAATCATGTTAGATAATGTATGTAAATACGCTAAGTTTACGTTCATACCATTATCTATTAATGACCTAGCAGATGCTTGAAAGGGTCTTTTAACTGTAGCTTCTGCTAAAGAATCTAAACCAACAAACAAGTTTCTAACTAATCCTCGTCCTGCACCTTTAGTCTGTTCCCAAAAATTTCTATTCTGTTCTTTTTCTAGTTCTACTTGTCTTTCTAATAATAAAGATATTTCAGGTGATATTGATGAAAAGCCCATAAGAGCGCTACCAACCATAATGTCTTTACCTAAAACATTACCCCACTTGTTTACAATATCTTCTAGGTTATTACCTACTTCAGGTTTTTGTCTTATGGTTTGTTTAATAGCATTGTATTTTTGCTGACGTTCGTCAGACTTACCTATAAAATTTTCTTCGAGGTCAGGGGGTTCGTATCCGTAAAAAGCCATAGTGCTATGTTATCATAGAGCTTGCTTCTTCACTGCCTCCCAGTAAGTCATTTATAGCTGCAAGAATCATATTCGTATTAGAAGTTTGACCAGGGTCAACTATTTCAAATTCATCAAACACAGGATTTTGTTGCATCATTGGTGTTGCATCATTACTTGGTGCAAATACATTACCTAACTGTGGTGCTTGTGCTTGTATGTTTGTTTGTGGTGCATCGGCAGGTCTTTCCATGTTTACCTGTACCTCATCTTCAGGTAGTAATGGTGCGCCTCTTAAAGCAGCTTCTCTAGCTGCTGAACCTTCACCTCTTTGTGCATCTATAGCAAATGCACCTTTTTTAACTCCTCGTGTCATTTTCGTCCTCAATCCATATCATTTGCAATCTTCCATATCCAGGAACATAAACTATTGTAAGTCCGTCCATATCTAACCATTCGTTAGGATGTCTTTCTTCTAACTGGTCATTAAGATATAATTCTGCTACATCTAATTTATCTATGTTCCAATCTTCACCCATAATTATTTGATGAAAACTACTGTTAGTTCTATCAAAATCCATTATCCACCACCTTGTAATAAACTTAATATTTCTTGAGGTCCAGGAGGAGGTCCACCTTGTTGTGGTGCAGCTCCTGCCATTTGTGCCATCATAGCCTCTTGTTGACTTGGTTGAGGGTCTTCTGCAGTAAAATACTTCTTTAATATATTTCCAATATTGTTTGGATTTGCGTATATCTCTACTAAAGCCATAGATGCTTTATCATCACCATTACTAGCTTGTGCTAACAATGAATCAAACATAACTTTTTCAGCACGTTCTTTAGTAATACTTTCGTTAATAGACTGTAAATTATCTAAACCATCCATTTCACGTTGCATAGTTTCTTTATCTATAATTCCTGCTTGATATAGTTGCAATCCAGTAATTACCTTACCTGCTTCATCAAATGTAGCCATAGCACCATATTTACGTCTTGTTAAGAAGTTACCGTCAATATCTGACGAAGGTGTATAGTTCTCTGCAAATGATGAACCACGTAATGTACCTACTAGAGGTTTACGTTTGTTTAAAGATAGCTCATCAAGCTCTAGTCTCTTATAATCTATTTCTTGTATAGCGTTTTGTAAAACTTTATGATATTCATTGACCATTGCACCAATACCTGCTTGTAGTTCTTCTAGTCCTCTACCAGTAACAAAGCTATTTGGTGATATAGAATCGTCTTGTACTGGATAACCTGCAACAGTTCTAAGATGTCTTTCTATTCTGCCTACAGATTCAAACAACTGATATGGCAAGTTATTAACAGGTTTTACTACTTGTGAACCTGGAGATAGGTAGTTTATAGCATTTCTACCTTTTCTGTATTGTCCTGATTCAATTTCACCAACTACGTTAGTTTCTGTAAATACAGCATCTTCCATAGCAATAACTGACATAACGTTAATCTTTGCCATTGCAGCCATCAAACCTATAACTTGGTCAAACTGTCCTTGTATTTGGTCAAAAGAATATCTTTTAGCACATACAAAGGATGGACCTGATTTAAGTGGATTAGGTACAAAATCAACAATTTTGTTAGAAGCAACGTGAACTATGTATGTTCCTTCAGGATTTATGTATTCTACGACTATTTCACCATTATCATTAGAATTTTCCCAAGAACCTTCTTGACCATAGTTTGTATATATACCTGTGGTAAATCCGTATGGTTCTTGTATTTCGTCACCTTTTTCAGCGAAATAGCTTTTTAGTTCAGGATACATTCTTACTAATACATCAGCAGGTATGCTTCTAATAGTTACAAGCTCTTCTGCCATTTGATTAGCACCTTGATAACCAGGGAATGTTGTATAAGGGTCACGTAGTTCTGCTACTGGATACACATTGCCCTGTGGGTCAGTCTTACTTGTAATAACCCATACGGCAAAACCATATCCTGGTAACCATCTAGCTACTTGTGGTAACTGTAAATCTAATTTTTGGAACTGGTCATAAGATGTAACTATGCGTTCTAGCTTATCTTTTTTCTTTTTATTTCTTTCACTATCTCTAGGGTTTGTGATATGTACATCTAATGCAGGTACTCTACCAATTTTTTGTGCAAGTCTGTCTAGTGCAGATAGTAATAAGTTTGGAGCAGGTAACATATCTGCATCCATACTTGATATTGATTGACCTAATAATGCTTTAATTCCATTTTCACCACCATTAATAATTGCACGAAACCTTGCTCTATCAGGCAAAGCCTCATCGTGCATTTCTTTTAAGAATCTAGTTCTGTCTAATATATCTTTAACTAACATTTATCTCCATGGAGCGTCATTCCATTCTACTATATCAAACCCATCATAGCTAGGTATGTAGTCAATTCCTATATCAGAATAGTGTGCTTTTTGCAACTTACGTAATACTTTAATTGGAAACCAACTAGCCATAACTATATCAGATTTATAAACATTTTTTCTTTTTGCAGAAAAATATGATAATTGTTTTCTATACATTTCTGCTTTGACCTGAGATTCAGCATTACCATATGGTAAAATTATTAGTTTGTCCTGGAACATAGGTGCTAATGATGTTACACCAAAATGACTATCCCATTTGTTTTTGTAAGTTTCATGACCTTCTAATATAATTCCGTTTCTATTTGCATACTCTTTAATACGTGGGTCTTGTCGTATAGCTTTTTGAAAGTTGTTTTCTTCAATAACCCAGTGATATAGGTTATACATTTGATGCCATTCTTTAATAACTTGCATAGCTTCTTCTATACCGCCACCTTTATTATTTTGTATATCTACCATTTGCAACAATGCATCTTCACCATCATCTAGTATTGCCCATAAGAATGCTGCTTGATAACCTGATGCTGCTGGGTCTAGTCCTGCTACAAGATAAGAATGCTGTGGTATTTCACCAACAACTTTACTTGTATCCATGCATTTAGATATAGCTTCAACATTAAATATTGTTGCACCACCTTCTCCTGGTCTGTTCTGATAAACCATTTCAAATCTTTGTAAACCACCTGTAGTCATAGCAT